TTAATAATATATAAATAATCATATAATTATGAGTATCGACGATAAAAACATTGAAATCAATAATCAGCCTGACAAAAATGTCGGCTTGATTGGTCATGTTTCAAATGGAAAAAGTAGTTTGGTTAAAGCAATTACTGGTATAGCAACACAAAGACATTCGTCAGAAAAACAAAGAAATATAACTATAAAATTAGGTTATGCGAATGTAAAAATTTTCAAATGTAATAAATGTTCTGCACCCAGTTGTTATCAATCCGCTCCAAGCAATAAATCAACCAAAAAATGCAATATATGTTCATCCGAAATGATATTAGTTTCTCATATAAGTTTCGTTGATTGTCCAGGACATTCTAATTTTATGGCAACAATGTTAGGTGGAACATCGATAATGGATACTTCAATATTGGTAGAGGCTGTGAATAATCCCGTACTTCCTGCTCCACAAACGCTAGAACATTTAAAAGCTATCACTATAGGAAAAATACCTAATGCTTTTATATGTATTAATAAATTTGATTTGGTTAAAAAAGAAGAAGGAATAAAAAATATAAAACTATTAAAAAATGCTTTTGATAAAACGATATTAAAGGATTCTCCAATGATTCCTTCATCAGCGAATCATGGAATAAATATAGATGTTGTTTGTGAAGCTTTAGCAAGAATTAAACCAGTTAAAAGAGACTTAGAAAGTCCTTGTAATATGATTGTTGTTAGATCTTTTAATATTAATAAACCAGGAACAAAAATAGAAGATTTGTGTGGTGGAGTGATTGGTGGATCAATATTATTTGGAAAATTGAAAATAGGTGATGATATTGAATTAAGACCAGGTCATACATGCGAAAATAAATCTGAAAACAAATCCGATGGTGATTCAAAAAAATCGACAAAACAGGCTAAATGGAGTTATAAACCATTAAAAGCAAAAGTACTCTCAATTAATTCTGAATCAAATAAACTAGAATATGCAATTCCAGGAGGTTTAATTGGAGTTCAATTAGATATTGATCCTGCACTAACATCTGATGACAATTTAGTGGGACAAATACTTACTATGGCAGATAAAGGATATGAAGTATATGAAGAATTAGCAGTAAAGTATCTAATACTTACTGAAGATGGTAAATTTATTAGAGATACCAACAAAACTCTCAAAAAAGGTGACATGCTACAATTAAACATTAATGCATGTACAATACCAGCCAAAATAAAAAAAGTTTATGTTGAAGAAGACGTATTAACCCTATATATTAATAAACCTATATCAGTTAATATACCACCCTATGATCCAAAAAAAGACATTAATTTAGATGATAAAAATAATAGAATTGTTATTTGTTATCAAAATAAGATATTTGGTATTGGGAAAATAATTGATGGACTTAAATCAAAATTACTAGTTTAATATTAATAAATTCCCAATAGTTCCAATTATGATGCATAAATGATAAGTTTCGTGAAAACTCCACACTTTGTTAATTTTTTTATAATATCTATAATTATGATAGATTAAACTCCCAAGTAAATATACACAATAAGAAAAACCCATTATTATTTTACAATTCAAATTGACAGAATTATTTATCAAGTATAAAAAGTAGTTAAAAATTGCAATCAAATAAGCATTACGATAGTATATGAGATGATGTTCACTATTTATATAGTAATATCCATTGTTTAATAAATTTTCCATATCCAATCTAAAATTTTCTAAAGCAATGTAAAAAATTATTGCGGAAAAAACATCATATGAAGCTAGATTTACAATTGATGCAAAGATATGAAAGTGAATTGATATGTGGTCCCATTGATGTATAATTTTTTCGTATTTGTCACTAATACCCAAGTGATAACAAGAACTAAAAATATAATTGATAAAGATTAATGTAAAAATCAATAGTTTGGAATATGTTAACTTATAGAAATTAAATACTAAATAAATACATAAAAATAATGTCATAATACTAAATGGTACACCTCTTAATAAGGGTCTTGGTGTTCCATCAATATAATTCTTTCTGTAAAATTTCTCATCTAACGACATTTTTATATAATATGATTAATTGATAACGTTAATTTGAAAATAATATGATATGGTCAATAAGAAATTTAAATTTCAATTTTATTTTATAATAATGGTATTAATTAATAAATTAATTTATTTTTGAGTTAATTATTTTTTATAAAAAAATAATTTATATTATTACTATTCATAAAAATAACCGCATTTTTTTTTCAAAAAATAGACGTATTATCATTATGTTTCCAAATATTATATTTAGACATATTTAAAACCTTTTATTGTGATTTCTCATACAAATTTGCATTTGAGATCTTATATTAAAAAACAAATGTGTTTTTAGACGCTAGCATCTAAAAATATCTTATAATTATGGTCCTTAAATATTATTCACAAAATTATGTGTCATTGAGAATGTTGCATCTACAAAAGTTCTTCCGGTGATTTTTTTTGCGAAGCATCTTCGATGCAAAATTATTAATTTATTAATTATATAAATATGTATCGAAGATGCCTCATTTTAGCGAGTCGCCAGAGGTGGGAAGATGACTTTTGGATTAGTAATAAATTAATACTAATTGGAATCTTAAAATTAATAAATTTTTATTTGAAGCTAAATAGAATTAACTTTATTAATATTTTGTTTAAATCTTATATAAATATTATGAAAACGATATGTAAGAATAACAAAAATGAAGACTAATTCAATTATTGAGAATATAATTGTAAAACACACAAGGACTTTTCCATCACAAATATAAAAAATATATGAATTAGAAACCTCTACTTTACAATTATTATTAATTGTTTTTATTAATGATATATTAATGATGACTAACCATAAATATCCTCCGATACATATTAATTTTGCAAATAAAGAGAAGAAAAAATCTTGTCTACACATACTTTCAATCATTATGAAGGAAAAAAAGATCTAGAAATATTAGATATATAAACATATTTTAAATTTTTATATATTTTCGTTTCACCAATATTTTCTTCCAAATCATATAATCTTAATGCATATTCAACTATTAACATAATATCTAAAAAAAGTATTAAAATTAATGTGTAGAAAATGATATTTATATTTTCGCAAAATGTGACATATTCATTTATATTATGGTCAATAATTGCGAAAGATGATTTTTTTTCTTCACACATTAATAATAAAAGACGAAATTATTTGGTTTTTAATGTATACACCATTTCAATTTTTTGTATTTGTGATTAAATCAAATAAAACTAACAGAATTTTTGATAATTTTTATAATTATTAAATTTTACATTCAGTATAGAAAATAATTTGGATATAAATGATAGAAAAATATTATTTTAATTTATAATATTTTTCGAAATTCAATTCATGCCGTATTATAATAATCTCAAGATCTTAATAGAAGGATAAAATAATGAATAATATTATAAAAATCATAGTAATAGACTAATAAAATTATTAAATTCATATAAAATATATAAATATAAAAATGAATATAAATATTCTAATGAATTTACGATAAAATATTATCTAACGAAATATTATTAATGATGAGTGTGCATTTAATATCTTTACAGGGAAGAAGACCAGAAAATGAGGATAAACATACTGCAATTACTAATATAAATAATAAAATAAAGGATCTAGCGCCTGTTAATCTTTTTGGAGTTTATGATGGTCATGGTGGCAAATTTGTTTCAGAATATTTATCTAAAAATTTGCCGCAATTATTTATGAATAAACAAGTTAAATATCCTCTAGAAAGACAGTATATTCTTGATGTTTACGATTCTCTACAAAATATTTTAAAAACAAAATATAGATCAAAAGCTCTTAAATCAGGATCAACTTGTTTAGTGTTAATTCATTCAAAAAATAAAGAGGAAAGATCAGAAACAATAAATTTAATTAATGTTGGTGATTCAAGATGTGTTTTATGTAGAGAAAATTTCGCAATACCTTTGACAAAAGATCATAAACCAAATGGACCAGAAGAAAGAGGTAGAATATTGAATTTGGGTGGAAATATTGAATTTGATGGAGATGATTATAGAATAAAAAAATTATCAGTATCACGTGCTTTTGGAGATATAAGTGCAGAACCTTATGTAACACATGTACCGGACACATTCAAATTCAAATTAGAAAAAAATGATAAATTTGTGGTTTTAGGTTGTGATGGATTATGGGATAAACTTACTAGTGAAGAAGTAGTTAATTTTGTCTTATTAGAATGTTATGATAGAACGACAAATGTTAGAATTAACAAACAAGTAAATGCTGCTTTAAAACTAGCAGAATATGCAATTCAAAAAGGGTCAACTGATAATGTCACGGCAATAATAGTATTTTTTGATAATATTATTACCAATGATAAAAATAAAAATAAAATAGAAATGAATTCAAATAAACCAATAAACAATAATATTAAAATAAACACAAATAAATAATTAAAATAATTATTCAAAATCATCATCACTAGACACATCTTCAATAATATCCATAACTTTTACAATTTCGGAAATATTGGTTGGGAATTTGCTTGATTGATCATATTCAACAGGTTGCCATTTATTTTTGTCATTAATGAATTTACATTTCATTAAAACACGATCATTCTTAGAATTTTCCACAAATGTTTTCTTACATAATGCACTACATTCCAATGTGGGTATGTAGGCAATTCCCATTTTTTTACTTTTTAATATTATTCTTGTATCTCTTTCAACTGTTTCCGTTAAATATAATTTATAAACATCAGCGTAATTTGTTTTTTTTAGTTCAAATGTCGCAAATATAGGATCATTGGTTTTTGATATATATCTATAAACAACTTTACCATTAATATTGTTCTTATCAATATTCTTATTATTGTCATTTACTTTCTTAGGTTTAAGACTTAAATTATTAGTATATTTAAAGTCAGAATTATTATAATTAATGGAATTAGACTTATTTCCATTAGTTAAATTATTATCAAACATATAAATTAGTTTGGTTCCAGATATATCAGGATAAAAAGTGATCCCTTTAATATTAAATTCTTTCGTATGAGGTATATCTCTTTTAACTAATGTTTCGATTTTTTCTGGTTCATATAATTTATTAATAATTATTTTAATATTTGAAAAATTAGAATCTTCTTTTAAATTATTTTTTAAAAAAATTCCCAATGTTGATAATTTATTTTTAATAACATTTTCTGATTCATTTTTTCCCTTAAAATAAAATACGTCAGTAATAACATATAACTTTTGTTTCCCATTATTTATCAATATTCCATCAAATATTGACCCCTTATATATTTCACCTCTATCTAATCTAATATAAACATTTGCTATTATTACCGATTTGGGATCAACCTGATATTGGTTATAACTTAATGTTTTTCTATCAATTAAACAAGAATAATATTCGTCTCTTAATTTAACAAATAATAATAGACAATTCGAACCGGAAAAATTTGCAGATATATAATGCTTATGTTTTAATAATAATGGTAAATCTTGTTCAGTTTCAATAATTTTATACTTAAAGTTGGCAAGCTCAACAGTTGAATAAATATAATCAATCAATTGTTGTTTGATATTTATATCAGTAATATAATCACCCATATTACCAATATTATTCAAATTATTTTTAAATTTTTGAATTCTATGTCTTGGAAAAGCAGGATTATAGTTTTTTAAATTAGAATTAGAATTTCTTGAATTAAAAATTTTATTATTTTTAATATTCTTATTATTAAAATTATAGTTCATGGTTATATATAATATATATTA